GCCCCGACCATCGGGTCAATGTACCCCGACTATCGGGTCAATCAGGTAAACCATTGATATGTCGAAATACCACGGAAATACAAATAGAAGTACGAGAATGAAGATGTCTCGTGAGGCGCTGACCAATAGTATTGACGGTGAAAAGCATTTGAGTGGGGTCGATGAGTGCATAGACGACCTGCGAACCTGCGAAAAAGACGAAGTGCCTGCCATTATGGGTAGAGCCACACTGCATCTAGCCAAACTCAAGAAGATACTGCCTGATCCTAAGTCGGTTGAGATGAGCATTGATGTCCAGAAGAGTAGATCACGCGAAGAACTGCTGCGAGATGTTAAGCAGATGGAGCAGTCACTAGGCATCGGGGCAATTGAGGGTGAGGTGATTGAGCCAGCAAAGCTTAACTAGCGCCAGCAATGATGACCTCGAAAGATATCACTCACTGCTGATGGAGTTGGAAGAGAACTCACGGGTCAGGATGCGCGACAATCCGCTGAAGTGGTACGACTTCCAGATGCGTTACTTTGAAAGCAGTCTGGCCCACAAAGAAACGCTGCTTATGGCAGGTAATCAGGTAGGCAAGTCACAGTGTGCGGCCTATGAGGATGCTCTTGATCTGACTGGAGACTACCCACCGGGTTGGTGTGGTTTCAGCTTCGACAGCCCAATCACACTGTGGCTGTTGGGGGTTAGCTCAGATCAGTTAAGAGATGTGCTGCAAAAGCAGTTGTTTGGTGAACTGCTTGATAATGGCACGTTCACTGGTGGTTGGGTTCACCCTGACGAGGTCATTGAGATAGTTCGTTCACGATCCACCCAAAAGCTTGCATCCGAAGTCTATGTCAGACACCGCAGTGGTGGTCGATCAAAGGTCAGTCTCAAGGCATACACTCAGATTGGCACAGGTCAGGGTTCATTGCCTATGGCTGGGTCGGTGGTGGACAAGGTGAGATGCGATGAGCAACCACCTGACGAGGTCATTGGTCAGTTGCACGTTCGGACACTGAACGGGAACGGTGGCAAGGGTGGCAAGATCAAGTACACGCTGACACCGGAGTTGGGTGAGACTCAGCTTATCGTAAACTTCACCAAGTCTATTAAGCCATCGCAGGAGTTGGTTGGGCCGATATCGTGGGATGAGGCAGCACACCTAACACCCAGTGTGCAGCAGGAGGTGCTGGCAGGCATTCCATCGCATGAACATGATATGCGTAGGCGAGGCATACCATTCTTTGCTGGTGGCCTCGTATTCCCGATCTCCGAGGAACAGTACAAGTGCGAACCGTTCGATATTAAGGGGATGAGTTGGTTTCGGTGCTTGAAGGGGATTGATCTGGGGGTTAGCCATCCGACTGCGGTTGCATGGTTGGCCTATGATCCTGAGAGCGACATCACCTACCTTACCCGGACATGGCGAAAATCACTTGCCCAGCTTATCAATGAGTTCGGTGAGAACGTAAACCCGGTGCAGAAGAATGCAGATGCAATCAATGCGATGTGGCCCGAAGTGCCATTGGTATTCCCTCATGACATTGACCAAACCGAGAAGGGGACAGGCAAGTCATTGCGGAGCTATTATCGGAAGGCTGGTATATCCCGTATGATTGACTTTACCAATCCAACAACCAAGCCAACCCATGAGGGTAAGCGGCCTGCTCGTGACCTATCAGTGGAGGTTGGCATACAGGCCATGCATCAGGGGATGGCAGACGGTACATTCAAGGTGTTCAGCAACTGCACCGAATTTTTTGAAGAGTCTCGTTCGTACCACAGAAAGAATGGTCAACGGGTTAAGGAACGTGAAGATACTATTGATGCGGTGAGGATGGCATTTCAGATGATTAAGACCAAGGGTGTGTCCGTTGGACACCGACCTCAACAGACACAGGCATTAGGAACAATTCGATGAAACTAGATTTAGAAACAGCAATTCATTATTTCGATACGCTGGACTCAGACGCTGAGAACTTCAACACAATGTATGAGGATGTTGCGCGTTACTTTCTACCCCAGCGATCAGGCTTTCTCGGAAAGAAGTCTGCCGGAGAGGAGAAGACGGATTACCTGATGGACTCCATCGGCCCGGAGACGATAGAAGATTTGAGCAACTACATTGCATCGGTAACGACACCTGCTGGTGTTGACTGGTTCGGCGTTTCATTCCGCGACAAGAAACTGATGAAGGTGAAGAGGGTTAAGGAGTGGTCGCAAGAGGTGACCCGGTTGATGCATCAGGAGATATCCGAATCTAACTTTGAAGCAGAGGCATCAGAGTACTACAAGGATTATTCTGGATTTGGTACAGCATCGATGCGATGCACTGCAAAGACAAGCAGGGGCGAATATGCTGGGTTGTCATTTAAATCGGAATACCTCCGAGGTATCCGAGGCATGGAAAACCAGTACGGTGAGTTAGACCTGACTTTCTTTGAATCTGCTATGACAGCAAAAGCTATACAACAGCAGTTCGCAGGGCAGGAAGGGGTGGATGAGACATCACTGCCAGTGCATGACGATGAGAACCCGCAGAAAATGTACCAGATACTTCACTGCATTTATCCTCGTGATGACGCAGACATTGACGAGGCAGCATACGGATTTGAGGATGTCGCCAGTGATGCATTACCGTTTGGCTCAATGTGGATCAACTACACTGAGAAGTCTCTGATCAAGGAGTCTGGGTACTATGAACCAGCACGGTCGGTGGCACGGTGGTATCGCAATGCAGACGCATGGAACGGTTACAGTCCAGCCCTATTAGCAATGCCGGATGTGCGAGAGTTAAACGCAATGAAGAGACTTGAGAAGGTTGCTGTCGAGAAGAACATCGACAAGCCAATCCTGACTGAGTCAAACAATGCCCAAGGCGACATCAACTCAGGCGCAGGCAAGATCACAACGGTAGACAACATTAACGGTACACGTTACTGGGACAATGGCACTGACTTTAACGTAACGATGTTCAAAGCAGATGAGATGCGTCAGGCTATCCGCATGATCATGTTCACTGACATTATTCGTGAACCATTAGGCGACAGCGGTCAGAAGACTGCATTTGAGATTGCGAAGCGGATGGAACGGGCCAACAGACTGCTGGGACAAGCAATGTCACGGTTGCGTACTGAGTTTGTTTCTTGGACAGTCCTACGAGTCTTCAGCATAATGTACCGGAACAATAGACTGCCTGAGATTCCAGAAGAGTTGGGCGATAGTGTCGAGCTAGACATTCGATACACATCACCTATTGCAATCAGCCAGTCATCAGCAAAGCTGGACAACATCGATATGCTTGTTTCGCGGATGCTACAGATTGCTTCAGCACGAACACCACAGAACCCCGGTGCTGATCCTATATGGGATTACTTTAGTGAAGATGGTTGGATGGCTGAGGTGCAAGATGTGCAGAACACTCCAGCAACTATTATTCGCAGTGAGAAAGAAGTCCAAGGGATGCGACAGGAACGGCAGCAAGCTGAACAGCAAGCCAACCAAATGGCTATGGCTGAACAGGCATCAGGTGTTGTCCGGAACATAGGTGCTGGCGCAGGCGAGAAGGCCGGGCAAGAAGCACAAGAAGTTATTAAGCAAAGTTTTGGGCAATAGATGAGTGGAGAACTACATCATCAGTTGGCGAAGTTGTTGGAGAGTATGCCAGAACTAAGCCTGATGATTGAAAAGGATGCAGCAAAGAAACCGAAACGCCCAATAGCTGGGGAGAATGGTTTTGGTTCTGCATTTGACGAGGGTGAGCGCAGTTATGCCAGCAGGTTGTGGAGAATGAAGCTGCGTTCAGATGAAGAGGTGTTAGAAAAAACGAGGATAGTTGAATGAGTAGCGAGTGGCTAGAAGAGTTAGACATACCGGAAGATTTGAAGAGTGATCCAACTCTTCAGAGCAGTCCAGATATAGGTCATGCACTGAGTCGAGTAATTGAGATGCGTAAGGCACAAAGCAGCAGCATCCGCTTACCCGGTGAAGATGATGAGTCAAAGGCTAAGTTTACAGACAAGATGTCTGGCCTTGGTTATGTGCGTAAAGGTTCTGATGAAAGTGCAGACACTCCACCCGAAAGCGCGGAGGGTTATGAGTTTGAATCACTGCCGGATGATGATGGTCGCAAGGATTATCTAGACGCGATGATTAACGCTAGACGGGCAGCAATGAGTGAGCAGGGTGTCGGCAAGCGAATCGGTGAAAAATTGCTTGAAGCAGAGAAGGTGCTGTTTAATAATAGGCACGAGGAAATGGTGACATTAGCTACGGATGCTCTGCCTGCACTAAAGGAGCAGTGGGGTTCGGAGTTTGATTCAAAGTACGCTAAAGCAGCAAAGGCAACGGACTATCTCGGAGGCGTTACGGGTCTTGTAATGTCGAACGGAGAGGTAGTACCACTAGAAACAAATACGAGGGCAATGAATATGTTGAGCAAGCAAAGTATCGGTGAAGATGGTCAGGTAATGAAGGGTGGTTCTGTTCCAACAGAAAGCGTTTCAGACCTTAAATTACAGAAGGGGGTGAATTTATCTAAGATGTCTAAACTGAAATCCGGTGACCCGGAGCGACAGATACTGGCAAATGAGAACTTCACTTTGACCAAGAAGATCGCAGCAGTTGAGACTGGCGACTCGTCCATACTGGACATGACAGCAGAGCAGATGGCTAAAGCAATGCGAGGTTAAGCCTCACTGTCGCAACATTGGCCCTCTTCGGAGGGTCTTTTTTTGTGGCAGTGTCTTTATTTGTGGTTGTATGGGATACGTTAGCACTGCGATGCCTGTATTATTGAAGCATAATTCCGACCCCTGAGAAAGAGTCCCCTTTGGCTCGCTCCTGAGACAGACCGGATAAAAGACTGAGGCGAAAGTGCCTCCGACTAATAGTCGTTAAAGCCAGTAGTCCCGAAAGGAACACTACGAAAACGGGTTTAATCTTTTATTTAAAATCTTTCTTTGGAGACATTTATGTCTAGTTCAATCAATAAAGCCTTTGTAGAGGACTTTGAAAGTTCTGTACATCACTTAGGCCAGCAAGACTATTCGACCGTCATGGGTAATGTTCGTTACCGCGCAGGTACTGGCGACATCTATACGTTCAACCGCATGGGCGCATCGGACATGGGAACAAAGACTGTTCGCCATTCTGCTACTCCTATCAACAACGTAGCAAGCTCAGTTCGTAAAGGGCAGGTTATTACGCATGATTGGGGCGAAGCAGTTGATCAGTCCGACATTGCTCGTATCCTTATCGATCCTGATAGTGAGTACAAGAAAGCAGCTGCTGCTGCATACGGTCGGCGTATTGACCGTACTGTTTACAGTGCTGCTGTATCAGATACTGCAACTACCGATGGCACTGCTGCTGTTGCTTTCCCTGCCGGACAGAAAATTGGCAACGGTTTAGCCGCACTGTCAGTAGACTATCTGCGACAGGCAAAGCGTAAGCATGATGAAGCTGAAATTATGGGTGATCGTTTTATCGCCGTTTCTGCCGCTGGTCTTGAAGACCTTCTTGCCATCACTGAAGTAGCTAGTGTTGATTACAACTCTGTTAAAGCACTTGTTCAAGGCGAGCTTGATACCTTCATGGGTTACAAGTTCATCCGTACTGAGCAAGGCCCAAGTGTTGGGTTTGGTGATGACAATGTTGTTGCTCGTGGCGCACTCTGTTGGGTACGCGACACACTGGCTTGTGCAGTTAGTGATGAGAACTTCACCAGAGTTGGCCCTGATCCAAGCATTCGCTTCTCTACCCGCATCTATATGGAAACCACATTAGCTGGTGTCCGTATTGAAGATGCTGGTATTGTGCTTATCGATCACACCAACTAGTAACACTTAGTATGGAGTGACCTCGCACTCGCTCCACCAAGGGAATCCCCCCGAAAGGGGGGTGAACCTTTTTTATTTAAGGTGACGTATGGCATCAGAGATAGATGTAGTTAACATGGCATTGTCACGCATTGGTGCTAACACCATCTCAAGCGTGGACGATCCTACCAATGAGGCTAGACTGGCGAAGCTGGAGCTAGACCAGTCTAAAAGTTCACTGCTGCGACAAGCCAATTGGAACTTTGCAACCAAATGGCAGGTAATGTATGTGACCGCAGATGCGGTTGTGTTCCCCGATTTCAAATATATATTTAGCCTCCCGGTAGATTACATCCGGGTGCAGGCAATGAAGTACCCAACATCCACAGTGGCATCCGGCGAACTCAGAAGTATTGATCGATGGAATATTACTGGTCGCTACCTTGGCACTGATGTTGAATCACCCCTTATGCGCTACACCAACAATGCTGGTATCGGCCTTTGGGATGATATGGCTATAGAGGCATTAGTTTGGAGAATGTCAGCTAATCTAAGCAGCACACTCAGTCGATCAGAGACAACCCGTGCGTATGCTGCCCAACAGTTTATGATGGCATATCAACTAGCACAGAACGTAGATGGCAAAGAGAAGGTTCTCGATAGAGTAACCACTGATGGACGATTGCTGTCTGCTCGCAGGGGCGGGAGTTCAGTCTGGTGAGTCAGAAAAGACCAGTAACTGTTGTTGCGTTAAATGGTGGGGAAATATCTCCCCGGCTGTTTAGTCGAATAGACTTTGCAATGTTTCAGAACGCTGCAAGAAAAATGTGGAACTGGATACCGATAAAGCAAGGCGGCGCAGTAATGCGGGCCGGAACAAGGTTTATTGGTCTCGCCAGACCTCTTTATCTAGACCCCGTTACTGCGCAAAATAGAGGTGGTGGTTTAGTTAAGCTTTTCACTTTTAATATGCCAGACAACGTATCGGATGTTATCGTTGAGGTTGGTGAGTTCAGCATACGTTTTTGGACTGAAGATGACCTGATCTATGACGACGATTCGGGTGATCCATATGAAATTTATCCTGACCCAGTCAATACTGGGCCACAGTATTCGGATTACCAAAGTGAAATAGATAACCTTCGGTTTGCTCAAAAAGGAAACACCTTTGTCATCACTTCACCTCTCCAAGCACCTTGGGTTTTTGAAGTTACCTATAGGCTTGATTATGGTTGGCCAGAAGACTGGAAGGTCACATATCAGCAAGTAACCCCAGACCAAGTGCCGCAACGCAAGTTTAGAGATGAGGCTTCACCAGCTACCGTGGGCCAAGTATTTGATCTGCAATTCTCAGGTGGTTGGTCTGCTGGCGAAACCTATGGAATAGCGGTCGATGGAATACGCACCGTACATTCTAGAATAAACCCCACCCCTTGAGGATGACCAGATGAGTTTTGTTAGCGTATATAATGCAGCATCACTTTCAACTGAAGGTAACAATGTGCGACTTCAATCGGAGATCGCAGACTACTCGTTCAAGGCGACTACAGGGGAAAATGAGGCAGAGATTAAGCGTGGGATTGAGCAGTCTGGTGCTGTAACTGCCGGATCGGTCACAGTCGCGTGGACTGGTTCAGCATATAGGGTAACGATAACTGGTCATCAAGCAGATGTTGAAGTTGATTTCAACGTAATAGACGGTGCGGGCAGAACAATTACAAAAACAGTTGTCACCGATGGGTACGCTGGTTCAGAACCTGCTTGGTCACCTCCTCTTATAGTAAAACTGGTTGCTGCTCCATACCTCAAATATAGGTGCATCAAGCCAGTCAGTTCTGCAACATCTCCAGAACTTGATTCAACACATTGGGAAGCATTCCCCAATCCGACATGGTACGACACGGTCTGGAGGAGTCCAGAAACATGGGTTGCAGATAAATCATATAGTCCTCAAGGAAGGGGATTCCCTAGCGTGTGTGCGTTCCATCAGCAACGATTGTTGCTTGCAAGAACATCTAGTGCGACACAGGCTATATGGGGTTCGCGGTTAGGCATCATCGAAGACTTTATTTTGGGTGTTGAAGAAAACGAACCATTCTCGTTTGACATTGACACCAATGAAGCAACGACTATTCAATGGATGAAGTCACAACAAGGTCTGATTTTGGGGACAACCGCAGGCATATTTTCAGTAAATGAAACTGGTGGGTTCTTATCTGCCGGGCAGATTACTGCCGGACGAGAAACAGCAAAACGATCAAAGTTCGCAGAGGCATTGCTGGTTGACAACGACCTTCTTTATATAGAGCGCGGCGGCAAAAAATTACAGATGGCTCAGTTTAATTCTGCATACGGTTCAATAACATCTAATGACATATCATGGGTTGCAGATCATATTGGTGATAGAAAGTTTAAGAAAATTGCCTTGCTGTACACACCAGAACCATTGGTTATTGCATTGCTTGAAGACAACACGATAGCAGGACTTTCATACAACAAAGACGCAAACCAACTGGGCTGGTTTCAGATCAAGATGCAAGGTGAGGTTAACGACATAGTTTCTACCTACAACTCATTATCATTTGAAGATGAGTTGAGTCTTATGATCACACGAACTGACCCGATTACAGGGATAAAGACAAGGTCAATTGAAAAGATGCCGTACCCCGCACCAAATCGACCCAATCTAGACGGGTATATTTTAGGTAATGTTGACTCAGGAGTTGACCCGGATAAAACCACTATTGGTGGTCTTTCACATCTTGAAGGTCAGGTCGTTACGGTTGTTCCAATTTCGTATGAATTTGAGCCTTATGATGGTCTTGATTACACCGGATCACGAGGGTACGTTGAAGGAACATACACGGTTGATACCGGACGCATCATTGCTGACACCAAACTAGATGGTGACTGGCGTTGGTGGGTTGGGCTGCAATATGCAGCTACTCTGGAAACAAACGAACTAATAGGTGATGGTTCGTGGATCACCACTGCAAGACGGTGGGTTCAGTTGTTTGTGCGGCTGAATGATAGTTCTCAACCAAAAGTTAATGGAGATGTGATCACGGGCCGTTTGCCTTCATCCCCAATGGATGAGATAGATAGCCCAAAGAGTGGCGACTATGTTTGTGCCACACTGGGGTTCGGTGATGGATCGGTGTCCATAGTGCAAGACCAGCCAGTGTACACTGAGGTTACATCGATATACGGTCAGGTGGAGATCAACAATTCATAACTTTTTTGTCATGGGCTTGCCCCGATCCAGAACAGCATGGATGGCTAATTTCCTTAGTTATGATGGTGCATTTTGCCACCATGAGGGGTTGGTGGGTTGCAGAACCATGACGGAGTACAGGGAAAAGGTTGGTGCGTTTGGCGACTCATCCACAGTAGGGATGCTGCTAAACTATGAAGAGACATACCCGGATGCCCCTGTTCTGATAATTGAGCGAGGCACAGAGGCGGCAATTGATTTTGGTAGCAGAGTCCTTCAAGCAGATGTGTCAGCAGAAATGCAGTTTTTGAAAGAGAAGATGGATAAGATTGAAGGTATGCGAGTCGATTTTGATCGCATAGACGATAAGCTTGAAGACATTTGGGATTACCTGATAGGCACACCTTACGATGGTCAAAGAGGAAGTCAGCTAAGTAAAATGAATGTGCAGGTGTCCAACCCGATGAACTATGAATTAGACCTTAGTTTGTTAGAGGAGATTCACAGTGGCTTTTAATAAAATAGGTGGTGGCTTGAATGTTGAGCCATTGAAAAAAGCAGTAAGTGAAAACCCAAACCTTTGGGGGCAGATTCCATTTAGGCTTTACGATGATTCGCCGCACAGAGAAAGCAGTGACATATGGATCAAGTGCCAAGATATTAAGAAGGGCCTTGAGACAGGTAACTTCTCTTACTTTGCTGATGATGTACCAATAATATGGTATCCGGCATCGCAGGAGTTGCCAGAAGCGTTTAATTTGATTGGCGCGGTTAGTGTGCTAGTTGAGAGCATAGAAATTGGTGTCGTATTAATTACACATCTGCCGCCCGGTGGTAAGATTTACAAGCATAAAGACACCGGATTTCATGCAGAAAACTACGACAAGTATTTTATCCCAATCAATAATAAAGACGGTGCAAAGTTTTGCTTTGACTCTGGTGATATCGAACCACAAGAGGGTGATGTTTGGGCATTTGATAATAACGTGGATCACTGGGTTGAGAACAACTCCGATGAAGAAAGGATTGCTTTAATCGTGTGTATAAGACAAAACAAATATGACAGGAGCGGAATATTATGCCAATAGGATTTGTAGCAGCAGGAGTAGGGGTTTACCAAGGTTACAAGGCAGGTAGGGATGCTGATTCTGCTGCGGCTGACGCAAGTCGCGCAGCAGCAGCATCAGCAAAAGACCAACGTGAAATGAACCAGATCGAATACTACCAGCAGCAGCTTAATCTTGAGCAAGAAAATATCTATGCTCGTGGTTCGATGCAGGGTGCATATGCTGCAAGCGGGGTAAGCATCAGTCAGGGATCACCACTTTCTATGCTTGCCACCCAAGCCAAAGAGTATGCGGTACAGGGTGAATACCTTGCAAGAAGAAAGAAGTCGATGGACAAAGGCACATACTCAAAGTTAGCTATAGCAAATGCTGGGATTGAGGCATCCCGCACAAGGGCAAGTGCGGCAGCAGACGCTATGGCTATCAATGCCGTTTTTGGTGCAGCATCAACCTACCAAAATTTATAAAATGATTTCTAATCACAAAAACTAGGTCTTATGGCAACTATTAAAATAAACAGAGCGCAACCCGTACCGTTAGTTCGTGGGCCGGGAATAATAGCTCAATCGCAAGCAGTTCTGCGTGTCGGCATGGCAAAAGTAGATGCTGACTTACAAGTAGGCGGCGCTCTTGCTAGTGGATTATACGCATTTGGGGAGCAAATTCGCACAACAGAAGCAGGGATTAAGGCTCAAAACATTGAGGCAAACTATGCTGTCGAGACTGCTGACTTTCTGAATCGTGTTAACAGTGGAGTCGATAAGGATGGTAAACCGAATGAATATTACGGACTGTCCCCAGAGGATTTGCAGTCGGCAACAGAAGAAAGACAAACGGAAATTAATAACAAGTATCAAGAAGCGATAACAACTGTACCGGATAGAGCTACTCGTGGTCGGTTAGATGCAAACTTTATAATAGCTAACAAAGAACTTGAGATAGAAACGCAAGGTGTTGTAAACCAAAAGCGAGTTTCCCAATTACAGCTTGAAGACCAAACCCGGTTTGGGATTGAGTTATCAAATCAAAATTGGGATATGGCAAAAGATGTTACATCTAATGCTCTTGCGTTTGGTCTTATAGATGGAGATGCTTATGCAGCACGAATAGAATTAATAAACGCAGAAGAGCGCGATGACTATTACATTGGTGTTCTAGGAAGGGCAGACCCATTAACAGGTGCAGTTCTTGTTACTGATGAGCAGGCACAAAACCTAATTTTGGAAACCTTTAATGATCCATTGCTAAATGCTGGTGATGACGAAACCATGCGAGAAAGAATAATTTCAGCACTGGATGCTAGAGACACTATTTCAGAAAAAAACTACAATGATTTACAAAACAGCAATAATACAGCCATGTATGTAAATAAACCTTCAAGAGAAGAAGTAGTTCAGCTATTGCGTGACGATCAAATAACTGATGACGCAGCACGGGCGTATATAAAAATGTTGGATTCAGACCCTG